GGCGTCGCGTGGGTTAACACAACGCAATGCCCGCAAGTCACGTCCGCATTGGAACAACAGGCATATGCGGCTAATGGCGAGCCGGATAAATCAAGCGGTGTAGACCATGCCGTGGATGCGATGGGCTATGTGCTGGCGTATGAATATCCGGTGCGTAGGCCTGTTATCGACGTACCGATAAATTTCATGGCATAAGGGGGGCTGAGATGCCAATTTCAAGCGAAAATATAGGATACACTAACGCGCTCACAACGTGGCAAATGATCCGGGATTGCCTGGAGGGCGAAAGGTCGGTCAAGGCTCGCACAACAACATATCTGCCGGCGTTTGTCCCGGCAGATGACACCAGATACAGCGTGTACATTCAACGTGCGCTGTTCGTGGGAATGGTGGGTCGTACGCAAATTGGATTAGTCGGTGCGATTTACCGCCGACCGCCGGTAATTGAGTTGCCGTCGCAGATAGAATACCTCCGAGAAGATTATGACGGCACTGGTCAGGGACTTTCGCAGCTGGGCAAAATCGTCTGCGGGGATGTGTTGGCGTTAGGCAGGTATGGGCTTTTGGTCGATTATCCCAAATCGACAGATGGGTTGAGCGCAGAACAGACCAGCGGGATACGAGCGACAATTGCCACATATCCCCCGGAATCAATTATTAATTGGCGGCTGGTGGGAAGCCAAGTGATCCTGATCGTTCTGCGCGAAGTGGTGGATGTGTCGGGCGACAAATTCATAATGAAACAGGAATATCAGTATCGTGTTTTGGAAATGGAAGACGGGCTGTACGTGCAACGCCTATATAATAGCGCGGGAGCGCAGATAGGCGAGGATATAGAGCCGAGGATGTCGGACGGCCAGAGGTGGAAGGAAATCCCATTCGTTTTTATTGGCGCAAGTAACAATTTGCCGACGATAGATCATGCGCCGTTTAATGATATGGCGCTGGTCAATATCGCACACTATCGCAACTCGGCGGATTATGAGGAGAGTTTATACATTCACGGCCAGGGGACGCTATTCTTGTCCTTGGGTGAGATGTCAGCCGAGCAATTCCAGACGTTGAACCCGTCGGGTATCACTATTGGCGCAAGGCGCGGGCATGTATTAGGCAATGGCGGTAACGCTAATCTCTTACAGCTCCAGCCGAATCAAGCGCTTAAAGAAGCGATGACAGACAAAGAAAACTTAATGATTTCTTTGGGTGCAAAATTGGTTACGGCACGGACAGGCACGCAGACGGCAGAAGCAGCACGGATAGACGCATCAAGCGAAACGTCGATGCTGGCAACCGTGGCGGGAAATGTTTCAGAAGGCATTGAGAAGGCCCTGGAACTGGCTTGCCTGTACATGGGTGGCAACCAAGAGGATGTGGTTTTCAGTCTCAATCGTGAGTTCTTCGATACGACGTTACTGGCACAGGATATAATGGCGATGATCGCCCTGGAGGACAGGGGCACAATCGCGCCGGCGGACACGCGGGCGAACTTGCGCTCCGCCGGGTGGATAGGCCAGGATAGGGCCGATGATATGATCGATATCGAGGCAGAGATGGCAATCATAAAATGATCGACCAGTCAATCAGGCATCAAGTATATCTGACCCGTTACGCGGGCGGCGAGGTAGAAGCGGCCAATCAGTTGTTGGTGAAAATGTATGAGGAAATCAAGGCAACGCTCGCCACAGCGAATTTGGATGATAAGGAATATGCCAGGCTTGCGGCAATCTTTAATGATCTTGTGACGATAATCAGAAGCAAGTCAGATTTAATCCAAGAATCAACCTTGGCGCGGATGGAAGAGTTGGCACCATACGAGGCAGACTTTACCCGTGCGATGTTGGCGGCGGCAACGGCGAATAAAGTGGCGGGGGTGACGGTAGAGCAGGTCATGGCCGCAGTGTCAAACGAGCCGATGGTGCTAAACAATAACGGGGTGAAAACAGTATTGACGCCATCAGAGGCGTTTACGGATTTTGCGGACACGGCGGCACGCGATGTACGGCATATAATACAAAGCGGAATTATTCAAGGCGTAACCACGCCAGATATTACAGATGAGATTGCGGCCTTGATTTCCAGTCGGACACGACGACAGGCTGAGGCATTGGTACGAACGACCATCGCGCACACCGCGTCGGTGGCGACGAATGCAGTGTATATGGCGCACGGGGATATTCTTGTAGGCGTGCGGTATTCTGCAACGCTTGATAGCCGGACGTCGCTGTTATGTGCCAGCAGGGACGGTAACGTATACCCCGTGGGAAAAGGGCCGCCGATTCCCGCGCACTGGAATTGCCGGTCACGCTATGTTCCAATAGTTAAACATCCACTGCCAGGGTACGACACACAACGGGCGAGTAATGGGCCGGAAGACCGTGGGCCAATATCTGGCAAAATCACATATGGCGAATGGCTGAAACGGCAACCTGATTATTTCCAAGATGACGTGCTGGGAGCGGAACGGGCAAAGATGTTTCGTGATGGGCAGGTATCAATCGACAAGTTTGTCGACAATAGCGGGAAGACATTGACGCTTGAGCAATTAAGAGCGAAGAAATAATGTCTTGACACAATGCGCGAAAAGTGTATCGTAAAACTATCCATGCGGGGCGTGGGTAAAAATTAACTCTGGGAGGGTTAAAGATGCTGAAATTTGAAGTGGAAACTTTGGAAGGCGTGGATGAGGCGCATAAGCCGTTATATGTAGTACACGGCGACAAGTTCCGGCTTGCGGTTGAGGGACTCGACCCGGCTGACCAGCTTAAAGAAGCGTTGCGTAAAGAGCGTGAGGAAAAAGCGGCGGCAAAATCGAAGCTATCCGAGTTTGAGGCGGCAGCAGCAGAGGCCGAACAGAAACGCCAGCAGGAGCGTGGCGAGTTCAAGGCGTTGTGGGAAAAAGAACAGGAACAGCGCACCTTGACGGCCAAAGAATTGACAGACCTCAAAGACAAGATTGCGACCGGGGAGCGGCAGCAAGTGGCACACAAAATGGCAATGACGTTGACGCGGGACGCATCAAGGGCGGAGCTACTAAAAAAAGAGGCTCTTGCCTATGTCGTGTACACGCCGGACGGCATCAAGATTAATGGGCCAGCTGGTGACGCATGGACAGAGAAGCAACTCGCCGAGCATTTGGCCTCCGTTTATCCGTTCCTGGTGGACGGGAATCAGGCCAGCGGCGGCGGGGCAGCAGGTGGCACGGCAGTAATATCAAATGCAGACATATTAAAATTACCGCCCATTGAACGCATCACAGCGCACAGGGCAGGCACAAAAAAATAAAGAGGTGGTAAAATGGCACTAACACTATTAGAAGCGGCAAAGCTGAACCCCGGTGATGTGATCCGTAATGCGATCATCGAAATGTATGCGGGATCATCTGACATTTTGGCGGCTCTCCCGTTCACCAGTATCAGCGGAAACGCCATGAAATATAATCGTGAAGGTTCTCTTCCCGGTGTTGGATTTCGTGGTGTGAACGAGGCTTATACCCCATCCACCGGCGTATTGAATCCGATTACCGAGACGCTGGTAATCGCTGGTGGTGATCTGGATGTTGACAAGTTCATCATCGACACCATGGGCACAAACCAGCGTGCAGTACACGAAGCGATGAAGGTTCGGGCCTTGTCTCTGGCGTGGACTGCGAAATTTATCAAGGGTGATACTTCCAGCGATCCCCGTGAGTTTGACGGGTTGCAGGTGCGTGTGACTGGCGATCAAAAGATTGCGGCAGGCACTACGGCAAACGGCACCCCGTTATCTCTGGCAAAGCTGGATCAGGCCATCGATCAAACCCTGAATCCAACGCACATCATTATGAGCAAAGCGATGGCCCGCAAGTTTGCTGCGGCTGCCCGTGGTTCTTTGATGGGTGATTATCAGGTGACTACCAATGACATGGGCCAGCGTGTAGAGTCTTATATGGGCCTTGATATCCTCAAGGTCGATTTGGACAACACCGGGACGGCAATCCTGCCATTCACCGAGGCGGCCACTTCCGGCACCGATACGGCTACTTCGCTGTATGTGGTATCTATGGGCGATGGCGCACTGACTGGCATCCAGAACGGCACCATCGACGTACGCGATCTGGGCGAGCTACAAACCGCACCCGTTTATCGGACTCGTGTAGAGTGGTACCCGGGCATGGCAATTTTCAATGGGCGTGCTGTTACTCGCCTGTACTCTATATCTGACGCGGCTATCACCGCTTAATAAGGAGCTAATATCATGGCTGATTATTCACAGTACACTTACGACGACGCGTTAGAGATGAAGGCCGCAGGGCTGATTGCTGTTTCTACCGACGGCTCTATTCTGGACATTGGCGCAGGCCTGTTTGACGGGTTTTTGGTGGTAGACATGTCGGCTTGCGAGGTTGCAAGTGGCGATGAAATCTATACCGTATCGGTTGAGGGCTCGACCGTAGCGGCTATGACTTCCACGTCCGTTTGTCTCGCAAAAAAAGTGTTCGGCAATCTGGTTGTACCTATGGACGCGGCCCTGTCTGCGGCTGGCCGGTACGTGATTCCTTTCCGCAACGAAGAAGGTGGCACAAT